TTAAAAAATGATTCACATTCGTAATCTCACCGTTCGCAACTTCATGAGTGTGGGTGCTGCCACACAGGCCATCAACTTTGACCGTAGTGATCTCACCTTGGTACTAGGAGAAAATCTAGATCTGGGTGGCGATGGCTCACGCAACGGCACCGGCAAGACCACTATCATCAATGCACTCAGTTATGCCTTGTACGGACAGGCATTAAGCAACATCCGAAAAGATAATCTGGTCAACAAAACCAACGGCAAGAACATGTTGGTGAGCCTGGACTTTTCAGTAGGCGACCAAACTTATCGAATCGAACGCGGTCGCAAACCCAATGTGCTGAAATTCTATGTCAATGATGAACAACAACTGGCACAAGACGAAGCACAAGGCGACTCAAGAGAAACACAAACAGCCATAGAGCGTGTGCTGAACATGAGTCACGATATGTTTCAGCACATTGTGGCTCTCAACACCTACACCCTGCCGTTCTTGAGTTTGAAGTCCAATGAACAACGCACCATCATTGAACAGTTGTTGGGTATCACACAGTTGAGCGAACGTGCTGATGCTGTGAAAGAACTCAATCGCGAGACCAAGGATGCCATCACTCAAGAAGAACATCGCACAAGAGCAGTTCAAGAGGCCAACCGACGTATCGAAGAACAAATCCAAAGTCTGCGCAAACGTCAAACCTTGTGGCTGAAAAAACAAGCCGAGGATGTGACTCAGTTGACTCAAGCTGTGACTGATCTTGAACACATTGACATTGATCAGGAAATTCAAGCACACAGAGATCTTGAAACTTTCCACACTGTGAAAAAAGCCCGAGACGAAGCCGAACGATGGATTCGCAGCATCGACAGTGACGATGCTCGACTGGAAAAAACTCAAGCCAAGTTACGAAAAGAAATTGCCGATCTTGACAATCATGTGTGCTATGCTTGCGGACAAAATCTACATGACCACAAGCAAGACGAAATCAGAGCAGCCAAACAGGAAGCCTTGCAAGAAACTGCCTTGCAACTGTTGACCAACAGCAGTCAGAGAATTGAACATCAAGACCGGTTGTCACAACTGGGCAAGGCTGTGCCAGCACCGCAAGTTTTTTATGACACCTTAGAACAGGCCTTGAATCATCGCAACAGTGTGGACACATTGCGAAAAGATCTGGCCCAGCGACAAACAGAAACTGATGTGTATGCTGAACAGATTGAGGACATGCAAAGCCAGGCTCTGCAAGAAGTCTCCTATGACACTCTCAACCAGTTGACTCGACTGCAGGACCATCAAGACTTTTTGCTCAAGCTGTTGACCAGCAAGGATAGTTTTGTTCGCAAAAAGATCATTGATCAAAATTTGAGTTACCTCAATGCCCGACTCACTCACTATCTAGATCGCATGGGCCTGCCTCACACCGTGGTGTTTCAGAATGATCTCACAGTCAGTATTGAAGAACTAGGCCGCGAACTGGACTTTGACAACCTGAGTCGTGGTGAGCGCAACCGCTTGATATTGAGCATGAGCTGGGCATTCCGTGATGTGTTCGAAAGTTTGTATCAACCCATCAACATCATGTTCATTGACGAAATGATTGACTCTGGCTTGGACACCGCAGGTGTAGAGAATGCGCTAGGCTTACTCAAGCACATGAGTCGAGAAAGAAACAAGAGTGTGTGGCTGGTGAGTCACAGAGACGAACTGACCAGCAGGGTAGAAAATATTCTCAAAGTTGTAAAAAGCAATGGCTTTACAGAATACAATGCCGATACATCAAGCGAGTAATTATGCGTAGAATTCGTGTACTGCATCTTGAACCCACTGATGTATGTCAGGCGGCCTGTCCGCTATGCGCCCGAGAGACCGACATCAACTTTGACAAGCGAGGTCGGCATCACTTGACTGTTGATCAAATACGTCAACACTTTTCTGATCGTGTGCTAGGCAATCTCGACAAGGTATTCATGTGTGGCAACTACGGAGATCCTGCAGCAGGATACTATACACAAGACATTTATAAATGGTTTAGAAAGCTAAATCCCAACATAGTGCTGGGCATGAACTCCAATGGTGCCGTACAAAACACCTTTTGGTGGCATGCCTTGGGTCAGCTGTTTTCACAAACCCAAGACTATGTGGTGTTCAGCATCGATGGGTTAGAGGATACCAATTCAGTGTATCGCAAAAATGTAGACTGGCAAAAACTCATGGCCAATGCAGAAGCATACATCTCGGCTGGCGGATCTGCACACTGGGACATGTTGGTGTATCGGCACAACCAGCATCAAGTTGATGCTTGTGAAAAACTAGCACGTGACTTGGGTTTCCAGTGGTTCCGAGCCAAGGTCAGTAAGCGTCCATTTACTGATCGATTGTTGGCTCCAGTAGGGTGGAATCTACCCGCAGCATCTCAAGGAAAAATTGCCTGTCATGCGTTGGCGGAAAAAAGTGCCTACATAGATGCTCAAGGTCGACTGAGTCCATGCTGCTGGCTAGGCTGCACTCAACAAGATTTTGTTACAGACATCAAAGATGTTGAGTTAACTTGGAAAATCAATCCTCATCCCATATGTGCAGCAGCTTGTACTAAAAATATCACCGGCACTAATTTTACCAACCAATGGCAACGGGAGATTAATCTTGTTTGATTACCGGGCCATCGACGAGTATCAACTGGAAATCACCACTTATTGCAATGCTGCGTGTCCTCAGTGTCCAAGAAATCTCAGCGGGCATGGTACAAATCCCTTAATGCCACTTACACATCTTCCCAGAATAACCATCGACTTGGCATTCTCTGTTGATCTCATTGAGAGACTCAGACAAGTATTTTTTTGTGGCAGCTACGGTGATCCAATTATGCATCCTGACTTTTTGGACATACTCAGAGATTTTCGACGTAAATCACCAACACTATGGCTGTACATACACACCAACGGCGGTGCACATGATACCAAATACTGGAGCGAAATTGCAAAAATCATGAACGGGTATGGTCAGATAGATTTTGGAATTGACGGACTAGAAGACACTTTGCATTTGTATCGTCGTAATGTAAAATATAATAAAGTCATTGCCAATGCTCAGGCATTTATACAAGCCGGAGGCAGGGCACAGTGGAATTTCATTGTGTTTCGCCACAACGAACATCAGGTTAGTCAGGTACAACAGCTGGGCAAAGAAATGGGATTTTTCAATGTGTTAATCAGAAAAACTGGAAGATTTTTCAATCACAGAACCATTGAAGAAATGACTCACTGGCCTGTGGGCGATAACTATGTGTTAGAGCCGCCTACTGCCCCTGAATATCGAAATCAAAGCATGATGTTCCTTCCGGACTTGAAAAAACAATATAAAAATATTCGGGATTATTTTGACTCAACGGAAATCAAATGCGATGCCATGATCGGACCCAAGGTAGCTATCAATGCCGAGGGATTGGTTTTGCCCTGCAACTTTTTCAATCACAATTTGTATGATCGTAGATTTTACGAGCCCGAAGTGCTGCCCGAATCCAACAAGCTCAGCTCAGTTGATGGAAAAAATCAAGTGAGATCTTTTTTAGAATCATACAACTTGGAAAATTTAAATATCAAAAATCACAGCTTAGAAAACATTTTTAAAAATACAATGTGGAATGATCTAGTGGAAAGTTGGAACAAAACATTGTCCAACGGGCGTCTGTTTGAATGTGCAATGACCTGTGGGTCAAAAATTACCAAGGTATGGGATCAAGGAGGAAGCAAAAGATGAAATACATGGTCACCGGGGGCAATAGAGGTCTGGGGCTAGAGATATGCAAACACTTTGCAAGCGATAGCTATAGTCGTGCCAATGGCTACGACATTACCAAGGACTGCGAAAAGTTAGCTCAAGCTAGTTTAGATTACGATGTATTTGTTAACAATGCATTCGATGGTCCGTTTCAAGAGTCCTGGGCCGACTTCGGACAAGTCAAATTGCTATTCACGGTTGCTGATCTTTGGAAAAAGAAAAGCAAAAAAGGCTATATTTTCAACATTGGCAGTTCTGGAAGCGAAGCAATAGTGGCACCAGATCCCAGCTGGGAAACATATCGTGTTAGTAAATCAGCACTGAAACATCACAGTCGACAGTGGACGCAGGCATTCAAGCAAAATCAGGCACCATTCAAGACCACACTGATTACCCTGGATAGATTAGACACCGAACTAAGTCGCAGTCGCGCGACCTGGACCGGAAACGGTATCCAGTTGTCCGACGTTACTAATTTCATGTCATATGCTGTGAATACTCATCCCAATACCTGCATCGAAGAAATCGTTGCATATTGTAATCTAGATCATGAATAAAATTGTACGCATACTTCCGTTTGAAAAAGATTTTTTTTCAATATCTTGGGTTATGCACATTAAATGCAATTACGATTGTATGTATTGTCCCCCAGATCGTCACACTAGTGTAAACGACACAAAGTCTCTAGAAGAGTTAAAAACACTCTGGCAGGAAATATTTAAAAAAACATACCAAATCAACAAGCCATACAAAATTAGCATCAGCGGTGGCGAACCAACTATAAACAAAAATTTTATACCTTTTTTAGAATGGTTAACCAGTGAATACGGAGAATATATCAAGGTTATCGGAGTTACTACCAACGGTAGTGCCAGTACTCGCTATTATTTGAAATTGTTTTCTCTTTTGAACTATATAGCTTTCAGTACTCATAGCGAACACATGCAGATCGATCGATTTTTCGAATCAGCTATAGCATTGTCTGACCATGCAAGAAAAAACAACAAATCATTCAATGTAAATATCATGAAAGAGTTTTGGGCCGATAAAGAAATCGCCGAATATGTTGCTCGTTGCCAACAACATAAGATTTATTATACTTTCAGCAAAGTAGACTACGAAAAACAAACTAGACCCATACCAATTTTTAAAAATGTAACTCATGACACATCTAACACCTGACGAAAATTGCAATGCCACGGTTTATTACGATGATGGCAGCACCGTTAATATTTTTGCTACCAAAATACGCTTAATGGATTTGGACTATTTTGAAAATTGGAAATGCAAAGCCGGAGTTGAAAGAATTGTTATATTGCCAGATTCAAGTGTATTTGGTGGCGAATGCGAAAACGACTATTTGGGAAATTTGACCAACGGATCATTTAACTTAATTGATAATTTTACAACTTGCAAACAAAACAGATGCGGCAATAATCCAGATGATATCATGATGGAAAAATATCTGCCGAATGCTAATGATAATAATTAATAACCAATGGCATGGATATACAACAATCAACCGGTAGAAAATTTACCCGACGATTGTATAGGTTTTGTGTATTTGATAACTAATACTCTTGACAACAGAAAATACATAGGCAAAAAACTAGCAAAATTCTCCAAGACAACTTATAAAACAGTCAAGCAAAAAAACGGCACCAAAAAACGCAAAAAGATACGCAGCAAAATCGATTCAGACTGGAGAGACTACTGGGGGTCAAGTCCCGAACTTGCCCGAGACATCCAGGCACTAGGCAGCGAAAATTTCTCAAGACAAATACTACACTATTGCACCAGCAAGGCAGCCTGCTCGTATATTGAAGCACGAGAACATTTTGATAGACGAGTGTTGGAATCTGCAGACTACTACAATGGTCACATACAGGTTCGAGTACACGGCTCGCATATACTAAACAAAACACTGGCACTGACAGGCAACGATCACGACACTGTGATCAGCGACATGGCTGATCCCCATTGAGGAACGGTGCAATACCCGGTCTAGACTTGGGCGTCAAAGGCAATTGCTAACTTAAGGCAACAAATGGTTGGGGCTCTGTGAAACAGATACAACCCCTGCTCATAGGATTTGGGTCTATTCCGGATCACTAGGGTTCCGTTGATATGTGAAGCTTGAGTAGGGGGTACCGGTCAACCGCCTCCGCGCAGGAAACTGCAATCTCATTAGAATAGATGACTGATGCTACTCGGATAATGGCACCTTCAATTCACCGTGCATACGGTGAATTATGACCAAATTAATCTGGATAATATGTAAAAAAACAATCATGTGTGAGCTTTAGCGAAACACATAGATTAGCGTAGCTAATCTTTATAAATAGATATTGATATGGAATTTATTGCAAGTAACAATTTAGTCTGGCAACGAGCCAATAACACCGACTGGATAAACCCACCACAGTTGATACATAAAAATTTGCCAAATTGGCTAAAGACTCTAAGAGGTAACATCGATACCTATACCCAATCAACACATCATCATCTTACAGTCAGGCACTGCTTGGGCATGCGAGGGTTGTTGGATATAGGATATTCGTTACCGATAGAATATGCTTCAGGTGGCAATTACTCAAAGCATGTTAAGTTGCATCCGGAACAGCTACACGGAACCAGGTGGGCCGAGATAGACCAACAAAACAATTACATATGGGATATCTTTATAGTTTCTTTTCCGTGGCGAGCAAAAATGCCACCAGGTTGGCGATTATTGATCAATGATTATCCACTTGACTGGCATGAGGATTATCATTGTTTTACAGGCGCAGTTGATGCCAATTATGAAATACGCAATAACGGCTGTGACATTGGTTCGTTTTGGAATTTTGATTATAAAATTGACGAACACTACAATTATTTTAATTTAGAAACAGTGTTGGCCATTAAACAACACAGCTCAAGGGCAAATTTATGGACCAAAGCAGGAGCGTGTATTTTTTCTGCTATACCCGTGTACGATCCTGATCATAAAAATTCAGAGCCAAGAATAATTCTTGGCTCTCAGAACTGATCAGGCCAATCCCTAAAGAGTGCATGCTGAATATCCCCAGCAACAAACTGATTGAAACTTTTGTGTTTGGTTTCTAGTTCACCTTCAAGTGGAGCAACTCTTTTGAAAGCACTATCCATTTGTGCCATGTCACGAAACTCCATTAAAATCATGAATTCGGGCATGTCTGCAATGCTGCGGAATCCCATTTTGCATCTGGTGATTCTGTAGCTTTCCATTTTGCCTTCAGAGACCAAGTGATCGAAGAAACTTTTCATTCCGTTGACCCAGTCCAGATCTGATATGTCGCCCTCTTTGTTTGCCCAAATTGTGTAGATGTCTGCCATGTTTTACTCCAATGATCCTAGTATTTCAAAGCCTTGCATGCTTTGTTTGTACAAGTGAGCTTGTTCTAGATAAAGATATTTAAAACCTCGCTCACGATATATTGCGCATTCAGTTTGAAGACTTTTGATGCCGAGTCTGAGTCGTGGCATGCCGTAGTCCCAGGCAAATTGAGCACACAATGCGTTGTGATTGTCGTAGCGTTCGATCAAGCTGAACGCTACTAGTTCTCCCAGGTGTCGATATCCAATGACATCGGTCATGGGTGCGCGATAGCGATATTCAAATATGGGCATGACACTGGCAAAGCGTTTGTGGGCGCAGTAGCGTCGGTATATGGTGTTGAGTTGATCTATGTTGGGATCTGTGATGTAATACCAGTCACAGGTGGGCTGATATGTGGTTGCAGCAAGGTCAATTCTGGCAAACTGATAACTCATCGCGGATCTTGTCGATTTGCAAACAATAGCCTGAGATATTCATCAGGCCAAGCATGATAAAACCCTTTGCTGGCCATTTGTGCTGCGGCTGTGTCTAGCTTGCTGAGACTTTGACACAAGGCTAGAGCATAGGTGCCCTGATTCATAGTGACATTGTTGACAATTTCGGCATCAGCAGGATGATCTTCCAGGGCCAGCAAATCTGCGGGCAACAACCATTCCTGATTGGCTGATTCTATGTGCTGGTGAAAATGTGTGTAGGGCCATTCAGCGGGATCATACGCATAGATGATGACTTCGTGTGTGCCCATGCCCCACTGACTGCGGGTCTTGAGATCAAAGTAGGGATTGTGACCAATCACAACATCTACAGTACCGGCCAAGCGAGCTTGGCGTGCATAGGGACAAGGAGGCCAACCGCCCAGGGCCGGATGCGGGCGTTCCACAAAGGTCTCGCTCCAGTCAAGAATGTCGGCACGAACTTGCGCAATGTCTAACATGCTTAGAAAAATGGCAGGCCAGATTTTTTTGTGGTCTCGAGATTGTCCTTGATCAGCTCGCCCACAAGTTCTCGTTCCCGGGAACTCAAGGTCAAGGCTTGAACATAGTCCAACCCGCCTCGCATGTACCAGGTCATTTTGAATGCCTCCCGACGTATGTCAACGCATTCTTTTTCCATTTGTTCAACCATACCACTCACTTGGTCATGGCTCATGGTCAGGAGGCGTCCGCGAAAAAATTTGTCATGTCCAAGGTAATGGTCTGGTCATACTCGTTGCTGCAGTCGGGGCAGCGCATTTTTAATGGTCTGAGTTCAGCTGCGGTCTTGAGTTGGATCACATGATCGCGAATCTGGTTGAACAGTGCTCGATCACAGTTTTTCAACATGTCTTCAATGAATTCAGTTTCGGTCACCATGGCATCGGGTGTGCGCACAGACGAGATGCTTTGACTGAGACTTTTCACTGTGATGTCGGTGATTCTTTTGAGTGCATCGCCGATTGCGGTCAATTGCTCGGGTGTGTTTTCATCTCCTGCAGGCAAGCTCTGCAGCATGCGTTGGTGCTCAAACTGTGACTGGTTGTTTTCGTTCAGCTGCTGATAGCTCATGGGACGGAAATTGATTTCCAAATCACCGTGCTTGAGTGGTTGGTGATAGTCAGCACCGGTCATTTGATCCAGCATGGCAGTGAGATTCACACCATAGTTGTTGGCAGTGCTGCAGGCGGGACAAGTGGTTTCTATGTCAAGATTTGAGCCATAGCTGGCAATGCGAACGGCTACCAGCAAGGTGTCAAGGTCCGTGGCCGGAATGGCCCAGGCGTTGGTGATATTGGGCACACAGCTTTGTATCACAGAAATCACAGCAGATCCATTGAACAAGGCATCTGGTGTGCGATAGGTGATTTCGTCCATGGCAGTCATGGGAAACACCGGCAGTTCGCCGTTGGGCGGCATGTTGATGGCACCTGGAGGATAGTGTTGGCCGCCTGAGGGCAAGCGCACATAAATGGCCGGCTGTCTAAAATACTGCTTGAGTGGATTGTTTGAGATCATGTGGGTAAGACTCCTGACATGTTAGTTATGCTGGCTGTTGCACACAGTTGATAAATTTCTCTTGGTGTGTTTGAAGTTGACTGCTTTTTTTGCGGTAAATATTGATATGGAAAAACAAATCGAAGATCTGGTATATCAGTTGCGGGAGTTGATTCCCACTCTCAAGGGTCTTGGCCCGTCTCCGGGTACCGGCGGCGGCGGCACTATATCTAAAACTGCATCCAGTACCGATCGACTGATTGTGGCTCTGGGTCAGTTGTCTGCACGCCTGGAAAAAGGCAAGCTGTCTCGTGATGCAGAAATCAAGGCAGTAGAAGATTTTACTAAAAGTGTTGAAAAAAACGCCAAGGCCTTGGACGAAGAAGCTGACGCAGTGGCCAAGAGAGAGGAAGCACGACAAAAGATCCTAGCAGATCAAGAAAAAGCTGCCAAACGTGCAGCATTGAGTCAAAAAGAGCGTGCTGCAGAAGAACAAAAAGACAGAGAGAAAGAAAAAAAAGAAAAACAGGAAGCTCAAAGAAAGTCTGACAGTGGTTTGCTTAGTCAAATGCAAGCCAACAGCAATGCTACCAAACAAGTATACAATCAATTGGGTTATCTGGGTAACACATCGGATCTTTTAAAATCTACGTTCTTGGATTTGACCGGGGGCGGCCTAGGGGCATCATTGAAGTTGCGAGGACTTGAAGCAGTGACAGAAGGTGTTACAAAAAGTCTTGCATCTTTTTCATCTGCAGTTTACAAAGGCGAACGCGGTGCCATGGTATCAGCCAAGGCTCTGACTGAACTAGGAACACCGATTCTAAAATTCATTGACACGCTAGGCACAGTTATCGGCTTTGCTAGTTGGTTTTTACCAGGTGGTTTACTCATCAAAGGTGTGCGGGCAGCCGGCGGCGCTTTGCTATCACTGGGCAGCAAAGCTGGCGAAGCAGCATTAAAATACAACGAACTTGCAGCTGAACAAGCTGATCGACTGTTCAAGAGCTTTCGTGAACTAAGCGCAGCTGGTGTAAATGTAGCAGGTGGCATGGACGGGGTATTTGATACCCTGCAAAGCCTGGGCTACAGTGCAAGTCAAATCGAAGACTTCAATCGATTGTTGTCCGCCAGCACTGGCAAATTGTCCCTGATGGGAAGCACAGCTGGAGAGGGAGCCCGAAGATTTGCTGACGTTGCTGGGGGATTGTACAAGAGTGATCTAGGTCGTCAGCTGGAAATGCTGGGCATAACTGCAGAGGAACAGCGTGAAAGTGCCTTGGCCTACATGAATATCCAGGCCAGAACTGGACAACTGCAAACCAAAAACACCCAACAACTGATTGAAGAATCCAGCAAGTTTGCTCGTGAATTGGATTTGGCAGCGCAGGTCACCGGAACTTCGAGAAAAGCACAACAAGAAGCTCGTGAAGCAGCAATGGCAGATAGTCGTTATCGTGCTGCTTTGTATTCGGCAAAAAGACGCGGGGACAAGGATGAAATAGCCAAACTTGAAAAAGGCGGGGAACTGGCTGGCTTGTTGCGTGGCCTGGGCATGAATGAGCAGGCCACTGGGGTGCTGCAGTATACAGCCGGTGGTGGTGCATTGGCCACAAAAGAATCGATACAGGCTGCAATGAGCCTGGGACTGGCAGAAGTACTCAATGATCCCAATATCACAGCAGTTCAGGCCCTGCAAAAGTCCTTGGTCAATGCTGAGCAACAGTTGAATAGTTTTGATCAGTTAAACACTATAATAGCCGAAATCCCCGGACTCCAAGGCAACATTCCTGCAACAATAGATGCCATAGAAAGAATGTTAAAACTTCAACAAGGTGCAACCGCAGCAGGTTTTACTGGTCCCGATGCAGTAGCAAAATTTTTAGAAACCGAACAAGGGAAACGAATAGGTCTAAAAGGTGACACCGATGCCATGACAAAAGCTGGTCGTGATCAACAAGCTGCTGCCATGCTGCAAGATAGTGTGGTCAAAACTTACAATGCTGCTGCTACCATAAACAAAGTTGCTTCTGAAACATTCCGGGATGCAGTCAGTGTATTTTCAAGAACAGTAGATGCAAAACCTGTGACAGGCGGCACACCCGGCTCTCCAACTGGTACCAGTTCCGGTGTTGTTATACCACCGGCTGCAACACCTGTTGCTCAAAGATTTCAAGGCAATCAACAACAATACTACAACAAAGTCTACGGAACATTGCTAGAACAAGCAAACAAACAAGGAGTGGCCAATCCCGAAGTCATTGCTAGATTGGGTGCTGCTCAATCTTCCTTGGAAACTGGGTATGGACAACACTTGTCAGGTGGCCAAAACTATTTTGGCATCAAGGGCGGATCCGGCACTGGACAATCCACCAAGGAATTTATCGATGGCAAGTGGGTCACCATCAAAGACAAATTCCGGGGCTATGGCAGCATGGAAGAGTCTGCTGCCGACTACATCAAGTTTCTGCAAACCAACTCAAGATACAAAGGTGTGTTGGCTTCACAATCTGCCAGTGAAGCTATTGCGGCTCAGGGCAAATCAGGATACGCAACTGATCCGGCATATGGTGCCAAGCTGGCAGATATCAATGCCAAGTATGGTACAGCAGCCACAGCGGCTGCTCCGGGCAGTGGCTATCGAACACAGACCCCAACAGCTTCGGCTGTGATCACTCCTGGGCAACAAACACCTGCACAGGTTGTGGCAGCAACTCAGAATACACAAATGGCCATGAGCGAAAGTCAATCAAGCAACAGTTCCAACATCAGGATTGCACAGATTGCCGAAGCTTTGTTGGATAGACTGGACCGACTGGTTGATGTGGCTTCCAATCAGCTGGGTGTTTCCAACAAGATATTAAAATCACGCAGTTAAATCTCAACTAAATATCACACGATGGCATGGCGCAAATACTTCAAAGTTGCATCCGCAAACGGTGAACTCAGTCCCATTTCTGGTCAAAACCAGTTTGGGTTGACCGGCTACGGTCGTCAAACCGGCAGCCAAAGTGCTGCAGCAGCCGCCAGTGATTTCAGCTACCGGAACTATGCGTCACGCTTGCCCGAAGTTTATTCGGGGCATCCCAACCGTGTGGAACGCTACAATCAGTACGAAAACATGGACATGGATTCGGAAATCAATGCCTGTCTAGACATCATTGCTGAATTTAGCACACAAATGAATGAAGACAACGAAACACCGTTTGACATTCATTTCAAGGATCAGCCCACGGACCACGAAATCAGCATTGTGAAAAAGCAACTGCAACAGTGGACCAAGATCAACAAACTGGATCAGCGCATATTCAAGCTGTTCCGCAACACCATCAAGTATGGTGATCAGGTGTTTGTGCGTGACCCTGAAACATTTGAACTGTACTGGGTGGACATGATCAAGGTGGCTCGAGTGATTGTGAACGAAAGCGAAGGCAAGCGTCCCGAGCAGTACATCATTAGAGACATCAACCCCAACTTTGAAAACATGAGTGTGGCCCAAAAAACCGCACAGGACTACACAGTGACTCGTGCTGGTGGCACATTTCAAGGCCAAGG